CTACAAAGGAAATTATTGATAAGACAAAGGTTATTATAGAAAACTTACCATTTTTTATGAAACCCGGAGTAACGAAATATGATGTTATGGAGTCTAGATTTGATAATGGCTGTAGGATTGTTGGTCAAAGTACTACAGCAAAATCAGGTATTTCATTTACAATACATTTGTTATTTTTAGATGAGTTTGCGCACATTCATCATTCTATACTAAATTCTTTTTATGAAAACGTGTTTCCTACCCTGTCAGCATCAAAAGTTAGTAGAATTATTATTACTAGTACAGTTAATGGCTATAATAAATTTTATGATATCTATAATAAAGCTGAGAGGGGTATGAACGAGTTTCATTCAATTAGAGTTGATTGGTGGCAAGTCCCAGGAAGAGATGAAGAGTGGAAGCAAAAGGAAATTGCAAATCTCGGGAGCGAAGAGGCATTTAATAGACAATATGGCAATCAATTTATGTCAAATTCAACATTACTTTTAGATGGTGGGACATTAGATAGACTAACCAGATATAGAGAAGCATATACTAAAGAAACTTTAAATGTATTTGAAGATAGCTCAATAACAATCGACGATTATTTATTCTGGAGACCAGGCTTTGACATAGAATCTGTTAAAGATAAAAATAGATTTTTTGTCTTTTCAATTGATATAGCAGAGGGTTCTGGTGGAGATTATTCAGTAATTAACATGTTTGAAGTACTTCCGCTAGAACATGAATATTATAGATATTTAACTGACCCTGGTTCTTTGATTGATTTATTTAAATTACAACAAATTGGAGTATTTAGAAGCAATGAGCATATCATTAAAGATTTTGCAAAGATCACATATATTTTAGCAATTGATATATTTGAGCAAGAAAATGTTAAGCTTGTAATTGAGTTTAATACATACGGGTCTGTGTTTATTAATGAGCTAAGAACTGTGTTTCCGCGTCGCAATAATTTTGATGATGAAATGATAGTTAGATTTAAGCATAGACATGATGCAAGAAAATATAATTATGGCTTAAAAATTAAAAAAGATAATAAACCCATTTTATGTCAAGCGTTTAAGAGATTAGCTGAAGAGCATAGAATTAACATAAACGAGGCAGAAACTATTAAGGAAATTCAAAGTTTTGGAAAAATGCCAAATGGGAGTTATGGTGGACAGATGGGACATGATGATTTAGCAATGTCGATTGTAAATGTTACAGAGTTTTTAAATACTGTAGATTATGCAGATTATGCAGAAGAACTATTAGATGCAATAAATGAAGATGATTATAAGATTATGGAGAACTTTATATTTGAAGATTCAAACTTAGAAGGCAATTTAAACTTTGACATATACTCATTATTATCTTAAATTTTAATATTTATTAAAGAAAAGCTTGATATATAAATAAAACCAATAAAATAAATAAAATTAAAATGGCAATTTCACCACAATTAGCACAATTTAAATCAAGTGGGGTTTATCGTTTAGAGTTTGATAAAAGTCAAACTGTCAATATTCCAGCTGAAACTATAAGATTAGTAGTTGGATATTCAAATAAAGGCCCTGCTAATACTCCGATGTATATACCAGATACGTCGTTCTTTCAAGATGTTTACGGACCAATTGATAGAAAATTAGAAAGATTAGGTCATTTTTTCCATAGAAGTGCATTAACTGCACTTGAAAGAGGACCTATTTTAGCATTGAACTTACATAACATAGGCGCAGGGGATACAGTAGATGCACTAGCAGTAGATGCTGATGCAACATTTACAGCTGCATATAAAATAGATGGAGATTATCAAGATTTTTACAACAGAGAGAAATTTTGGTACCCTGAAGATGAAGCTATGCTAAATGCAATGGGCGTCAGTTCAAAGCTTTTAAACTTTGTAAATCTAAAACAAGATCCAATTACTATATTAGTAAAGAAATCAGAAAACACAGCAGGCTTTGAAATAGAAGCACAAGAATGGTATGGAGTTGGGAATGTACCAGAATTTATTGCTGATGATGATCTCATTTCTGATTACTTAATTGAAGTAGCAGTTCTTAAAGGTGACTGGAGCGCAGACTTGAGTTCTCATGCAGTATTTGGAGATTACTTCGACGCAAATGGTCTTTTATACACAACAATGGATGAATTCTTTAATCTTTCACAAGTTACAGTACTTGGAAGATACGAAGGTATTCTTATTCCAGATTTTGTAGATGGAGATGGAAATTCTATGTCGTTAGAAGATTCAATAAATTTCGAAACATCTAAAACAGGATTATTCTGTGCAATAGATGATTCTAAATGGGATACTGAAAACCCAGTAGCAATGTCTGCGACACAACCTACTTCGTATGATATGAATAATCTTGATGGATTTGCTGCACCTGGTACAGATAATTTCTATAATCCAATTCTTGGTACGAATCTATTTAAAGCATTAATTAATAAAGATGAAGTATCATTTAGATATGTCGTTGATACATTTTCTAATGGAACTACAGCAGAATCTACTTTATCAAAACTAGCAAAAGCTAGACAAAATGCATTTGCAATTTGTAATGCACCATCAGTTGCTACATTTAAAGCATCTGCTGATTATGTTGATTCAAGTGGTACAGTAAGTCCAATGAAAATATCTGAAAATTATGCATTTCCAAGCATTACTGATGGAGCAAATTATTCAGGTTGGTACGGACCTCACATAATAGTTAAAGATAAAGGCAAATCAATTAAAGTGCCACCAGCAGCATACATTTCAAATAATTTTATTGATAAGTATACAGCAGCTACTCCTTGGGCAATTATTGCAGGACCAAGAAGAGGAGTTGTAGGTGGAACTGGTGTAGTTGGTTTAGAAGTTAACTTTGATAGAGAAGATAGAGATTTTCTTGAACCGTTTGGCTATAATCCAATCATCTTCCAAAGAGGTGTTGGCTTAACTATCACTGGAAATAAAACAGCACAGCAATCAGTTAAATCTGCACTATCTTCAGTACACGTAAGAGAAGTATTAATTTATATTGAAGATGGAATGGCTGCGATCCTTAAAAATTACTTATTTGAATTTAATACAGCACAGACAAGACTTGAAATTAAAACATTAGCAGATAGCTTCATGAATACTGTTAAAGCAGAAGGAGGAGTTTATGACTTTAGAAATGTCATGGATTCTACTAATAATTCTAACGAAGTAGTCGACGCAAACATGGGTATTCTTGATACTTTTGTAGAACCAGTTAAAGGTTTAGAAATTCTTGTTCATAGAACTACAGTTCTTAAAACAGGAGGTATTGCAACTGGCCAATATGTTTAAAATATATAAATAAAATAAAATAATAATAATAATGGCATTACCACATTATACAAAAGATAAAACAAGAACAGGTGATAAACGATATGAACCAGTTTATGGAAATCTGTTTGAAGTAACACTACTACCACCAGGTGGTGCAGGCGTTGATCCAATTATCATGCAACATGTGCAATCAGTCTCAGGTCTAGGTGCTTTAAATCCAGAAGTAGGAACAGTAGAACAAAAATATAAATTTTCTACTAGAACTTATGCTGCGATGCCTGAAGCAACTACGGCAGATATTGGAATTACATTTTCAATGAACTTGAATGATTCTAATCAGATGTACTTGTATAAGTTACTAAAAGATTGGTATACTAAAGTTTATGATCCTGCAACAGGTGAAGTTGGTTTAAAACAAGATTACATCGGAAAAGTTATAATCGTTCAGCATAATCGATCTGGAGATATTTTCAGAAAGATTACATTAGAAGATGCATATATAACAGGTGCAATTGAAATGGGAGAATTGGACTATAGCTCTACAGACCTAGATCCAATTACAGTTACATTTAGAACTGATACCTGGACTGAAGAACTTGCATAAGTTTAACAGCGTATAGAGATTCACTACAGAAAAGGCTCAGTATTATATTGGGCCTTTTTTTGTGCATATTCAATATATAATATAATACAAAACTAAAAAAATAATATAGTCAATGTTAGTATTTAAGACTGTTAATATACTAAACGGGAAGGTTTTTATAGGATCCTCTACAAAAAATAATCCTAATTTTCTTGGGTCAAGCAAAGCTTTACTAAAAGACATCAGAAAGTTTGGTATTAAGAATTTTCAAAGGGAAGTAATAGAACACTGTGAAACAAAGTCAGAGCTATTCGAAAGAGAAAGATATTGGATACAGCAGCTAAAAGCGTACAATAAAAGTATAGGTTATAACAGCGATGAAGAAATTACAAACGAGCTTTTAAATAAAAAAATACAAGTATTGCTGACAAAGTCAGAGTTGAAAGATCTAAATACCGTTATTTTAAATGAAGCATATGCAGAGCAAATAAAACCAATGTCAGTTTCTTCCTATGCTAGAAAAATAATAAATGCACATGTTAGTGTAATATTACATGAGCAGAAATCATATGTTAAAATGAAAACAAAAGAGCTAATATAATGAGCAAAGCAAAAAAGACAAGGATAGAACAAGAGTTAGAGAAAAAAGAGCAAGATAGCGGGCTGTTTGCAGAAAATTTAAATGACCCATATCTAGATTCTACCAGTGAAATTAAAGATAAGACAAGTAAATCTGGTCTTGGTTCAATTAAAAAAGAAACTAATACAGAAAAAACAGGGATGACATTAGGCTGGCATACCATGAATATATCTATGCTTCCTTCTGCAGGGAGATTTTACCCTGAAGATGCTACTTTAGAAATTAAAGCAGCAAGCGTAGCTGACATCAGACATTTTTCAACTCTTGATGAAACAGATCTATTTGATGTGGATGATAAACTTAATCATGTCATTAAGAACTGTTCTAGGCTAGTTGCTAATTCAAGACAGATGACTTGGAAAGATATTCTTGAAGAAGATAGAATTTTTGTATTACTTGCAATTAGAGATTTAACATTCTCTGAGCCTGAAAATGAATTGCAATTTACAAAGAGATGCGATGATTGTGGACAAGAAAATATCATTAAGATCAATAAAGATGGATTTAATTTAAATGAAATACCAGAAGAACTTGATAAGTACTATGATCATAAAACCAGAATGCTAGAGGTTGAAACAAAATCAGCTGGGCATATTTCTATTAAACCGCCATCAATTGGTGTTATGCAAGTTGTTACGAAGTACATTAAAGATAAAGAAATGAAAGATCAAACATGGGATAGAGCCTGGGTTCAACTCGCACCTTACATATTTTCCGATTGGAGAGGACTTACATCTAAAAAGATTTATGAAGGCGAAGTTGATTCAAAGTCATGGACCAGTAAAGAGTTTATGATTAGACACCAATTAGCTGAAAAATTAAAAGTTGGTGTTACTAATGAAATGTCTATAGTTTGTGAAAATTGCGGTGCTGAGGTTACCGCTCCCGTACGATTTCCAGGGGGAATCAAGAGTTTTTTCATTATTTCAGATTTCGCTGGAGAACTTCTTTAAAACTAAGTTTTATCTCATATATCACTTACATATTCCGCCATCTGAGATTGAGATGCTTCCGTATTATGAGTTTCAATACATGATACGGGAGTTATCTGAGCATCTTAAGAAAGAGCAAGATGCTCAAAAGGCTGAAAATGAAAAAACGAATATGAGTCAAAAAACGCCAAGTTATAAGATGCCGAAGATGCCGAAGATGCCGAAGATGCCTAGTATGAAAACACCTAAATTATAAATATATAGCTTAATATATAATATAATTATGGCTACACAATTTCAATCACCATTCGAGAAACTAAGTGCAGATAATCAAGCTGCAATCATTAAAGAACTTAAAGGCATTTCAAGTCTTTTGGGTGATACTGCTAAAAAGACAACAGAAGCAGGGAAGGGCGGTAGTACCAGAGATATTGGAAAGTCAACAGAAGCGTTCGCAGAGGGCATTTCAAGCTTAATAACTAGCATTAATAAGTTTAATAAAATTGATGAAAAGAGCATTGCTCACTTTGTTGATCAAATAATATATGTGATTAAGCCTTTTGAAAAATTAACAACAATAGAAACTAAGGGCGGATTATTAGAAACAATTGAAAGTGCACAGAAGATATCAGAAAGTGCAGTAAGTTTTGGTTTAGGCTTAATTAAATCAATACCTGTGTTTTTAGCAGCAAGACCTTTTGCAAAAACTGCAGGAGACCTAATAACATCAACTATTAACATTTTAAATGTAGAGTTACTTGAAAAATTAAAGATTTCAGAGATTGATGAATCTCAAACAGAAGGTTTAGCAAAACTTAAAATTCTTTCAGAAGGAATTATTGCATTTGGAGAAAACATAATTAAATCAATACCAATATATGCAAAAGCAAAGATGTTTGCTAAAATTTCTGCACGTTTAATTGCTAATATTATTACTACCTTTGATACTGTAATAGCAGAGAGATTAAAGAAAGTAAGTGACGGAGGAGAAACAACAAATCTTGAAAAGCTTAAAGATATAAGTGAGGGGATTATAACATTTGGACAAACAATTCTTAAATCAATACCTGTTTATTTACCATTAAAAAAGAAAGTGGTAGATATGATTTTTAGTTCAGTTGAGTATATTATTGAAAAGCAAAACACAGTTTTATCAACCGTCGGTTCAGTTAAACAATTTAAAGCGATGAAGCAATTACAACTTCAGGCGCAATCAATTACAAGTTTTGGAACAGCAATATTATTAGCACTACCCATTTACATGGCAGCAAGTGTAGCGATTGTTCCAGTTATGTTATTAATTAAGTTTACAACCTGGGTGTTTTCAAAAATGGCTGGTAAAAAAATGAAGGATGGAGTAAAAGACGGTTCATCTACTCTATTAAAAGTATCTGCATCATTGCTGTTATTTGCAGGTGCTATAATATTTGCAGGGTATGCGGTTGTAAAAGATTGGAATGCATTAATTGCAATAGCAGGTATGGTTACATTTGCAGTAGGTATTGTTTGGGCTTTATCCAAAATAGATAAAGATGCAAGAAAAGCATCTATTTCAATGCTGATTATAAGCGGCTCGATTTTTGTGTTGACAGGTGCAATGACATTTTGGAGTCAAGCAAATATACAATATGACCAGATTCTTACTTTGGGCGCTACTCTTTTAATGTTAGCTGGTGCTTTTTGGGTAGTTGGTAAAGTTGGTCCTGGGACTATCGCAAAGGGTGCGCTTGCATTATTACTAGTTGGTCCTGTACTTTGGGTATTATCTTGGGGTATTACAAAATGGCAAGATGCAAAAGTTAAATGGAGTGATGTGGCTATTTTAGGTGCAACGATTTTAATGTTAGGCGCTGAGTTTTCAGTTGCTGGTATTCTTATAGGTCTAATCGCAGCAGGTGCAATTGCGATTGCATTAGTTGGTCTTGCATTAGTTCCTTTAGGCTGGGGTTTAGGAAAGTTTAAAAAAGAAGTAGGAGTATGGACAAAAGATGATTCAGAAAGTTTAGAATATGCAATTGGAAGTGTTAAAGCAGCATTCGGTGCTGGCGAGGGTTTGCTTAAGGGTGTTTTTAATACTGTCGGTGCTGCTGTAGATTTACCAGGTATTATGTTAAATGCTGCATCTGTTGCAATTGGTGCTTTAACAATTGGCTTTGCAGTAGATAAACTTGCATTAGCAAGAACTTTAAACTGGAAGAAAGAAGACTCGCTCTCTGTTGAAATGGCTATTGCTACGTTAAAAACAGTGTTTGGAGGTGGCAAGGGATTTTTAAAGGGTATAAGCAATGCAGCAGGCGGATTTATGGATGCGATAGGTGCTGGATCTCAAGCACATGCAATTAATACAGCTGCTAGAACTTTGGTTAGTGTTAATTCTAGTTTAATTCAAGCAAAACAGTTAAATTGGACATTTGAACATAGCAGAAGTATTGAAATGGCAATAGCTACTCTTAAGGGAGTATTTGGTGGTGGTAAAGGAGTTTGGGCATCAACGAAGAATTTACTTGGTGGGTTTTTAGATGGAGGAGCAGCAAGTGGACAATCAAAAACATTAAAATTAGCAGCTAAAACACTAATTGATATTGGTAGCAGTTTAAAGGTTTTTGGTGATTTAAGAATTCCTATAAATGAGTTAGCTGGAGAAAACGGTAAAATAGCTAGAATTGTTAGCGCAGTATCTGGTGTATTTACTGGTATTGGCGAAGGGGAGGGTGGTTTCTTTTCATTTTTATCACCATCAGAACTTAAAAAAGGTATTAAATCAATGTCAGGCATTGGTGAAATTATGGGTGGCATGGGAGTTGGAGTTAAGGCATTTTCTGAAGTTGGAGATATTTCAACAATTGGAACTAATATGCAAAGTTTTATAAGTAGCTTAAGTTCAATGGGCAATATGGATAAAAAAGCACTTGATAATTTTAAGAAGATGGGAAGTCACTTTTCAGATCTTTCCATTGAGATGGATTTAGGCGGACTTGATATGGCTACAAATTCTATGGCAACTCTTGCTGATGGAATTGTAAGAGTCAGCCAAAGTTTAAGTACATTAAATATGGATAACGTTAGAGGGGTTAGCAAAATGTTTGAACACATGGGACACGCTGGAGAAAATACAACAGCAATTCAACAAGCAATTGGGTCATTAGGAGATTTAATGGACAAGGGAATTAATGATATGGGCGCAAACATTTCAAGCAGTATTACTGGTGCACCATTACCAGATAATGTAACAAATGTCACAGTTCCTGGCATAAGTAATAAAGATATTGTTGCAGAACTTAAACTTATGAGAGCTCAAATTAATGCTAAGCTAGGTCAAGTCGATGATTCACTTAAGGCTGGTATAGATGTGGATATTACAAACCCGCAGGTATTAAAAGATTAGAACTAGAAGCATATACACAAGTTCTAGGGTTTAGTCTAAGAACTTTTACTAAAGCACATATAAATATATATGAAACTTTTTTAACACTATGTATATAATATTATAATTAAACTAGAAGGAAAACATGTATACATATATTAGAGCAGAAGTAAATTCATCAACAATAGAATCCTTTGCATATTTAGTAAAGGATAGGACACTTACCATATATTTTAAAAGTGGAAGTGTTTATGATTACTTTGATGTTGATGAAGATTCATTTAAAAGTTTTTTAAATTCGAAGTCTGCAGGGAAAGCATTAAATCATTTTATTAAAGATAACTTTGAATTTAGTAAAATTGAAGTGGTAGAAGAAGTTTAAATGGGGCTGACTGGTTTCGACTAGTGTTTTTTGATAATTAAGTGCAGTAAGAGATTGGGTAAGTCTCTTTTTAAACGTGCCCACAACCATACTTAGCGAAGAAGTTAATCTCGCAGGGTTAGATATTGATTGGCATTTATCAGATTATGATATGCCTATTGTAGCACCTGTTACACAATATCAGCCAATCTATGCATATGCTGCTTAGGTTCGATAGTTACTTAATACTATTGCATTAAACAAATTAAGTAAAAACTGTTGTTAAGTACAGTAAAAAGGGTTAATATTATGTCTTTAAACCAGTAACCCCGAAACACCCGTAAGACCGCTGTTAGAAAGACAACTTAACTATCTTTCAATTATGATAAGATATAAAAGAAGAATATTTGACTTTGTTTATTGGAAAGAAATAAGCTAAACTGTGAACGACTTATTATTGATGACATTTAGGACGGGAGTTCGATTCTCCCCAGCTCCACATGAAATTATTTTGCAAATAATTGAAGTTTTCCTTTCATGTCATGCAGAATTGTATTAGATTAGTATATAATAAAAAGGAAATAAACAATGAATTTGAATTTCACAGAAAAAGAACAAAAAATGGTAAATGCCCATTTTATAATTGCTGAAGAACAATGTGGAAGACTTAAACCTGAAGATTTAATATGGGATAATTTATCATGCGCGTATGTTGAAGATTTTGAAAGATTAACTGGGTTTTCAAAACATCAAATCGCAGGTTTAATTGGAAGCTTAATTGAAAAAGGATTTATGAATTTAGAAGAAAGATCTGCTCAAAATGGCAGAGATCTTTATTGGATAAATGATACTTATTTAGAAGAAATTACTGGGATTTCAATTTGGTAAACCATTTTTATTGTACAGCAAATAGTATTAAATTTAATCATAATAAAAAGGAAATAAACAATGAACTTAGCAACTACAAACATTCAACCGGCATTTAAAAATATTAATGGACATTTATGGTCTTTAATGTCAATGGGATTAAAAACAACCGGCGATTATATGAAGTCTTTACTTTATATTGAAGAATCATTAACATTTGATGAACATGAAACATTATATAATTTTTATAAATGGATTTTAGATGGCGGAGAAATGGAATATGCTCCAGGAATGAAAATGCCAAAACGTAGCATTGGGCATGGAAATTATAATGAACGATATAATGAATACCTGGGGAGCATATAATGAATGGATTTAATTTCAATAGGGAGTTAGATAATGGTTAAAGAATATATATTAAATGATGGTAGAACATTAGTCGTTGAAGCAAGATTTGGAAGAGACTTTGCACATGAACCTGCAGAGTTTTTAGCATATACTATAGATAATAATACAATATCTTTTAAAGATGCTGAAGAACTTTTAAATGATACAGATGCAGTTGAACTTAGTGAAATAGAAGATGAGTTTGCTCAACATTTTAATAAATAATATAGGAGAAATAAGGTAGTGTCAGAAAAAAGAATACATAGTGATGGACCAAGTTTAGTAGGTCTTTTAGGAATTTTATTCGTTGCCCTTAAGCTTATGGGTTATATTGATTGGTCTTGGTGGTATGTAACTCTGCCGTTTTGGGGTGGGCTTGCAGCAGGATTAGTAGGAATTTTATTATTAGCGATTTGGGCTTTTTATACTAGAGAAAGCTAATAATATGCATAAGCGAATCGTATTAGTAGGTAAGGCAGCATCTGGTAAGGATTATATGCGAAAGCAGTTAGAAGATAAAGGGTTTATTTATGGGCATAGCTATTCTACACGACCTATGAGAGAAGATGAAATTGATGGAGAAGACTATTATTTCATATCTGAAACTGAATTTGAAATAATGAAGATTTCTGATGCCTTTTATGAAGTAGCTGAATTTAATGGATGGTTCTATGGGACAACACAAGAACAATTTTTTAATGATGATATATTTATTATGACACCAAGTGGAGTTGGTCAAATAAAGGCAGAAGATAGAAAAAGAACATTAGTAATTTATATAGACATTGATGCAAAAACTAGAATGGAGCGATTGCTTGCTAGAAATATGCCAGGTGATTCAGTAAAACGAAGAATAGAAGCTGATGAGAATGATTTTAAGGATTTTACAGATTATGATATTTGTATTTCTTCACCTTCTTTTTGAAACAATTTAAATAAATTAGATAAAATAATAAATAAAATAAAGGTATATTTATGACTAAGAAAGAACAAAAACAATTAGACGCTTTAAGAGAAGAACGGAATACACTTGAACAAGAAGTACAAAGTCTTCAAATTGAAACAGCACAAAAAGAATACGATATTTCTTTACCAGAAGGCGCTAAGACTTTAACTTCTATTTTAAAAATACTCAACACTGGTGTAAAATGGAATCACAAGTCAGCACCAGGAATTGTCGAGCTTCATGATACTTTAAATGTTATTAAAAAGAATCAACCAGTTAAAGAGAAAATAACACTTCCTGCATATTTGATGCATATATTTTATCAATCTCTTTTAGCCAGAGAAGCAACGGGTATTGCTGCAGCTAAACACCATATCACATTAGTTAAACATATCGGCAATGACGTCGGTGCAGCAATGGACTCTATCCATAAAAATAATGAAAATGTTCAGCAACTTCATGTTAAATTAAATGAACTTGATGTGAAAATAGATGAGCTAGAAAGCAAAGAAAAGCCTAACAAAAAAGCAAAAGAAGCAGTGCCAGCATGAGAGTAGCTAATAAGTCAATAAAAAGAACTAAACTTATTGATGTAATCATAGATGCAATAACAGGTTCAAAGATATATGATACTATCGAATATATTCATAAAGATGAAAATTACATAAAGTCATTTATATACCCACATTTAATTGAAGAGTTAAAAGAATTTTATGTTAGTTCAGAATCACTGTTAGAGTCTTCTGCTCAAAAGAAAGCAGAGTTATCTGTTTTATGGGAAGGCAATAAAAAGACTACAGTTAATAACATTCTTTTTCTTGGGACATACCATAGACCAGATATGGTAGTTGAGTATAAAGATGTTTCTGTTGCAATTAAATTTAAGAAGGGTTCTACGGGTTCTTCAGTTAGAGAAGGGCTTGGGCAAAGTTTAATATATTCAAATAATTATGATTTTACAATTTATTTGTATATTGATGTAAGTAAAGATAAACGAATTAAAAAGGCAGTTGAACTTACAGCTGAGAATTCATTTAGAAATGAACTTTGGAAAAGATATAACATCAGATTCGATGTTATTTAAAATAGGAGATTAATACCATAGAAACAATCACATACAAAGAAGCAACATTAAATTTCTTAAAAACAAGATCTGATGAAGATTATCAGACATTGTATAATCGAGTAAAGCCTGGGCTATATGGTTTTATCTTAAAGCTAGTCAAAAACAAAGAAGTTGCAGATGATTTATTTGCAAATACAATGATAAAGCTTTATACAAAGATAGATCAATATAATTTAGATTTTGCAATTACTACTTGGCTTTATCGTATTGCTAGAAATGAATGTTATGCATACTTTAACGAACAAAAGAAAACTGTATCAATTGAGCCCATGCTGGATAAGGGATATGCACCTCATGAAAACAGTGATGGTCATATTACTATAAACGCATCTGAAGATATTAGTAATGAAGCATTTGTAGAAATAACCGATGAAGAGTATCTTGAAGAAGAACAGAAAATCATTAATAAATATAATGATGTCATTGAAGCAATTCATGGGTTAAAGCCTTTATACAGAGCTATTATGATTGATAGAATGATAAATAACATGAAATATAAAGATATTGCAAATAAGCATAATATGACATTACAGACTGTTAAGAACAGAATTCGAAGAGGCAAGTACTTAATTAAAAAAGAATTGGAGTAGTATGTATTGGATAGAATTAGTTAAAGAGCTAGTATTATGGAAGAATTTTTCTAATATTGCAAAGCAAAATAGAGAACTTTTACAAGAGCATAAAATGAGAGTAGATTGGCTAGGGAGAATTTATACTGTCATTAATATGTCTGAAGAAGTTGTGGGTTCTCATCAGAAAGTACAAGAAGGCTGGGTCCTACAACAATTAAATTCGTATAATGAAATACTTTTAAATATAGGGCTTTCAGATCATGCATATCCAGAAATACGAAAGATACCAGATTCATACGCATATTTAGTTATAATGTACCCTGAGTTATATAGTGTTTCGTTTTTAGAATTAATTAAGCATATAGTTATATATGGCGTTGGCTTTTTTACTGCACTAATTACATATAATTTTTTAAGTAAATTTATTGACCCTGTAGCAGTATTTGAATTTTTAGGAGATTTAATATAGTGGAAGGTGTTAAACAGTTAGCACTAAAAACAGGTAGACATTATGAAATAGAGGGCGTTGGGAGATTTCCAAGTGTAACTAACATTTTAGGAAAAACTTCTGATAAGTCGTTTTTGATTGAGTGGAAAAAGCGAATAGGTGAAAAAGAAGCTAAACGCATTTCTACTTATTCAGCAAGTCGCGGTACTGTAATGCATAAATTATTAGAATTACATCTGCTAAACCCTGAAGTTATAGTTGATGATGCTTGGGTAGATCTACAACTCCAGAGCATGAAGTATAAAGAAGATGCTAAAGAAGGCGGTAGAGCACTATTTAATAAGTTTATGAATTACACAGATAGCTATACTGGGCGAATTAAAGAGTCATTAGCAAATGAAGTATTTCTTTGGTCAGAAAAGGGTGGAGGTTATGCAGGAACTGTAGATAATGTTAGCATTATGCATGATGGGTCAGTAAAAATTATTGATTTCAAGAGCTCAAACAAACCAAAGCGAGATGCATGGATTAATGACTATTTCTTACAAGTCTCAGCATATGCAATCGCTTATTGGGAAAGATATAATATTGCTCCGACAGGTGGAGAAATTTGGATAGCAAATGAAATAGACGAAGAACCGCAGAATTTTACAATGACGTTAAATGATATTAAACATTACTTTAAAGAATTTAAAGAGAGACTTAATCAATACTATAAAACTGTTTGAATATATAATAAAAACAAAATAATGGTTTGAAATTAGCTAATTTTGATAAATTTATAAAAGAGAATAAAAATAAAGAGGCTTGCGTTAGATGTGGCTTGCTTCCAGATGAATGCATTTGTAAAGAAAAAGATTATGCATCTACCAGAAATTCTTACAGACTACATAACACTTCTACCAAAGTTAAAAAAATTAAATTATATGAAATTAAACGAATTTATTAGAAAGAATTTTATTAATATGTTTCTTCTAATGTTTATGTTATTATTTATACAGACATGTGCACACTCATGCGCAGTAAATGATATAGAAAAAGAATTAAAAGTATTACATGAAAAGATGCTTGTTGCTGACGATGTTGCAAGGATTATCATTGAAACCCCTGCAGTTAAAACATTAATGATTGAAGAATTATCAGATCAAGCAGGGAAAAGCGTGCCTGATTATATTGAAGGTTATGAGATAATTGTAAGAAAGAAGAATAATGAATAAATTAGAACGAAGAGTACATGCATTTATTATAGGAACATTTGTTGGTTTATATGCAATGGTTTCATTAATCTCAACAATTCATGTTGTTGATTTCTTTGAACTTTCAAATCCAACATGGCTAGCAATTACACTTGCAATTGCATTTGAAATAGGAGCTGCAGCATCTCTTGCATCTTTGATAGTTTTAGATAGAGTTAATGCTGCAATTGTTTGGGCATTATTTTTTACTTTAACATTTATGCAAGCAATGGGTAATACTTATTATGCGTTTTCACATGTTATGGAATTTACTGCATGGTCAGAGTTGTTTGGGATAACAGATGAAAGTATAATATTCCAGAAAAGAATATTATCACTAATAAGTGGAGCGATTCTTCCAGTTATTGCGTTAGGTTTCATTAAAGCATTGGTTGATTATATCAGACCCGAGGCAGAAGCTGCTGCAAATGCTTCTGAGAACCCTACATCTGATTTAGATGTGATTAATGATCTATTAACAGATATAGAACCAACTGCATTAATTAAAGAAGATTATGGCTATAAAGAGCAAGCAGAACATGAAGCAAAAAAGTATAGCCATGAAAATAACATAAGTGCTGAAGCTGAACAGGAAGCAGAAGATCTATATAATGAAGTATATAGCAAAGATGAAGAGGGAAATGTTAAGGATAAAAACTATAGAGGCGATGGGCTTTGGCAAGAAGAAAAGTTTTCAAATACACCAAAGCCTTTAATGAAACAAGAAACTAAGCCTAAGCATATCAGGGGTAGTAAAGGTGACTCAAATATAAATATATAAAATAAATTAAGAATAATATTATGCCATTTGTAGCAAGAATTGATAAAAAGCGTTATATGTATAAAGGCGGTGACTATACATTAAACTTCCAACTACTCCATGAAGATGGGACACCAGTAAATTTAGGCTATTTACCAGATGGCTCAGCACCTAACGATGGTACTGCAATATTATTTGTAATACTATATGATGAGCTCGGTAGAAGCGTTTTAAGCTTTGCAAATGATGGTACAGCAAATGGCGGTGCAGTTCAAGGTTTTAAAAAGTTTGTATTTTCAGATGAAGCAAACGGGCAATTTATTTTATCGCTACAGAACGCAGATACGCAAAAGTTAAGTTATGGTAGATTATACGCAGGGGTTTATTTCGAAACAGACCCTAACCCGTTAGATTTTACGTATGGGAACTATGATGTTAATATACTAGAAGACTTACCAATCGGTATAGTTAGAGTTAGTAGACTCAGTGGAATGTTAAATACTGATGTTGCAAACGTATCAGTTATGGAAACTGGTACTGGCGTATTAAATCCAGCAGATATCAATGTTGTTGCTAAACAGACATTTACTCAAATTGCAGCTGGTGCAGCTAATTCAAATTTTAATTCAGACACAGGTGCATACGAAACTATAGTTGATGGCCAACCTGTTAATTATTTTGATACTGGCTATAGAATTACAGATACTCCATTCGCAGATGGAGAAGTTCAGGTGTTTGTTAATGGCTTTAAAGTTGAACTTGCAGATGGAGATAGAGATGAAACATCAAGTGGCGACGACACAGCATCTTGTTATTTTTCAAATGATAACGGTGCAACTGCAAGAATGATTAAAGACATAGAGCAGAACGATAAGTTTTATTGGAACTCTCTCAATGCAGGATTTAGACTAGAGTATTATAGTGCTGGTGATAGTAGAAATGATGATCTAGACTTTACTTACGAAATGTAAAAAAATTAAAACTTTTTTGTAAAATATTTTTTATATTAAGACATACTTTAGATCTGTGTTTTGATTTTAAAAATACCCTCACATGTTAATAATACATATTTGTATGCTTATTTTATAATATATAAATTGAATTTAAACTTAGGTTTTGGATCGATTTTTAAGTTCATAAAAACAAAATAAAAAAAATAAATATGTCACAGATTAAAGGTAAACAAATAAAAGATCTGTCTATTGACAATTCCAAACTTATTAATGATTCTATTAGTATTTCTGGAAATTCTATAGATTTAGGATCTAGTTTACAACTTACTGCTACTCATATATCTGACTTTGAAGCAAAGGTTTTGGAATATGCAGGTGCTGATTTAAGTGATGAGTTTACCAGTATTGATACTCGTTTTATTAGTATTACAGAAAATATTGATACTGCTGCTTTAGATTCTATTAAAGAATTAGCTGATGAACTACAAACAGGTACAGACTTTGTAACTCGTCTAGATGGCTTCGATACAGCAGATGCTAGTATTGAAACTCGCTTAAGTGATGCTGAAGTTGAAGAAGCTGCTAATGAATCAAGCATTAACACTCGTGTTGGCGCAGAGGAATCTGCAAGAGCAAGTGCTGACTCAAGCTTGGACACAAGATTAAATGTTGTACAGGGTGATTCAAGTACAGTAGGTTCAATTGCAAAAGCCATTGCTGATGTTATTGATGCTGCACCTGAAGCACTTAATACATTGAATGAAATCGCTGCTTCTTTAGGTGATGATGCTAACTATGCTGCTACAATTACTGCACAAGTTTCAAGTATTGACACAAGAACTTCAACTGATGAAGCTGCTTTAGCAACAGAGATTTCTGCTACTAATGCTGATGTTTCAAGTATTAGCACAAGAGTTTCAAATGCTGAAGATGAAGAAGCTAATGATGTCTCAAGTATTGATAGTCGTATTGCTGCTTTAGATGCATCTTCAAGTGGAGATAATTCACAGAATGCAGGTGATATTTCAAGTCTAGAAACGAGAGTTCTTGGCAATGAAACTTCATTCGATGTTGATGCTATTGATGCACTTGATACTTCTGCTACATTTACACTTGGTCAAGCTGGTTCTGGTACAATTACCATTGCTAATGACTTAGAAGTAAATGGTCATGCTGTTGTTCAAGGTGACTTGGACGTTGAAGGCAACGTGGTTGTTGGTGGAGATCTAGACGTTGATGGTACTATCACAGGTGGTATGGTTATGTCTGATAATGGCTTTGGTGCCGATGTATTCCAATCTAAGATGAAAATCGATGATGTTAACAATGTTAACACAAATTGGGATGATGCTGAACTCTATTGGACTAATAACTACACTAATGATGGAACTAATGTAACTGGCGGAGATGCTTATGATGCAATGACTGCTGCTCAAAGACAAACAGCCTTTGAAACAAGAGGTCATATTAAAGTTGATGATAATATGTTAGTTACTGGTGATGTTTATTTCGCAGGTTGCTCATACACTGAAGGAAATGCTAATATCTATGGTGTTACATTCTCTAATGGTGGTTTAACAGCAGAAGGCGAAGTTGACTTTTCTGGTGCTTCTGGTGTTGATTTAGGTGATGCAGCTATTAATGCTACTAATATGGCATTAACTGATACTACTACTGTTGATTTAAGTGTAGCTGGAAGTGCTCTATCTGCTGTTGCTGCTGTTACACAGCGTGCAGAATATGCAGGTAATGCTTCTGTAACTGAACCAACAAGCGTAGGTATCACTAACGTTTTCGTTAATGGTATTAAAGCAGATGAAGGTACACATTACGCATGGACTTTAGGTTCTTTAGTATGGGATAATACTAATGCAGGCTATGCATTAGAATCCGATGATAAGATTGAAGTTGAGTGGATGTCACTTTAATAAGTTGTAAAGTTTAGATCTTATTGATCTTAACTTAATCTATAGGCGGGGTCTTTATTGGCCCCGCCTATTTAAAAAGAAAGCGATATTCATGAACAAAATCGAAAGATTAGAAATACTTAATCTGTTAAAAGATTATAAGTATTTTTTAGATGTTAAAGAAACTAAAGAAGAATTGCATAGCTTAATTAATAATAAGTTTTTTGAAGAAGTAGCTAAACAAGGCCATGTTGATGCTATATCTAATTATGTTAAAAAGAATACGAATAAAGATGCTGGGAAAAAAGAAAAGGATGATAAAAAACTTAAATGGCCTAAATCATTAAAAAAGCTCTATAGGAAAGTAACTACAAAAACTCATCCTGACAAGTTAATTAATAAAACTGAAGAAGATAAGGTTCGATTAACTGAAATGTATAAAAAAGCTACAGCTGCAAATAAAGAAAAAAATATTGCAGCTTTGTTGTTTATTGCATTAGAATTAGACATTGATATTCCTAATGATACTATAGAACATATTAATGATATTAAGCTTAATGTACAAGAATTAGAAGTAGGGATTAAAGCACTAGAATCAACATATCCGTGGATGTGGTATTCTTCACGAACAGATATAATTAAAAACAAAATTATAGAAAAATATATTCAATCTCTAACATATAAAAAATAAAAAAAGGATATATAAATAAATTGAACTAATACTAATAATATGGCTAAAATTAAAATTAAACAGGTTGATGGCTTAACAGACCAACTTGCAACAGCGGCAGGAAATAATTATGCAAATACAATTTCTTTTGATTCAGAAACAGGTGATTTAGTAATAGGAAGAAGTGGATTGAGTAGTATAACTCAAAACTTAGATGGCAGATATTTGACAAGTTACACTGTAACTGAAGGAGACGTTACTGGGCACCAGGCTGCTCTATCAATTACTGAAAGCCAAATTTCTGACCTTGGAACTTATTTAACTTCACACCAAAGTCTTGACGGTAAACAAAA